TAATGTTTGAGTATGTATTACTTCAAAGGCATTATTTTTAATAGTTATTGTAGGGGTATTAGACCCTGATTTATTAGTAACGTGTAGAGATTTAACAATGATAGTTTCATTAACTGAAGGGGACAATAAGTTATTACTCTCAGCTGCAGTTACTGTTTTTCCATAAAATTTATATTCGTTTTTTACTGCCATTATTCTAAAAAGAAGTTTCTAGCTTCTATTTCCTGTTTCATGTCTTCTTGAAAAGTAGTGTTTAATTTATTAATAACACCGTCAAGATCTCTAACCAAAGATTGAAAATCTTGTTGGTCGTATTCTTCGCCTGCTCTTGTTAATGATTGTACGATCTTTGCCATTATAATATACTTAGTAGTCCTCCATATCTTAAACCTACTCTTCCACCTTCTGCTAATCTCCAACCCGACATGCCAGCATTTCTATTAGCATCTGAAATTGATTGAGCTTGAGCTTCACTAATTCCTAAACCACCTTGATCTACGCCTCTAGACATGTGAGTAGCGCCTTTACCCGCTCTTCTTTGGGGAGCTGTGCCGGCACGGTCTTTCTCTATAGCTATGTTCTCGTCTATGTTTTTCTGATTTTCCTTTTCCCACATTTCTTTTTCTATTAGTGCAGGGTTTACAAACTTGTTATAATAATTTGTTTTTTTGGCCTCTAGTTCCTCCTCAGTTAAAGTTTTGCCCCATTGGTTTTCCAGATTTTCGTAAACACCTTGTACATAGTCTATTTGTTTATCATACATTGCACCTAAGTCATTAAGCCCAAAACCCGACTGTAAATTTTTACCAGCTAATACACCGCCTGTAATTTGATTAAGGCCAGAGGTTGGATTTGTTCCATACATTCCTTGCTCTTTCATAAAATCTATCTGACCTTGAAGTGCAGGATTATAGTTAAATGCTCTTGGATTAGTCGCATCCATTCCACCAGCTATTCTTCCCATTATAGTATTATCTAAAATACTTGTTATTCCTTCCCCTATTCTATTTTTAAAATACCCAAATGTATTTTTAATATTACTGGGTGCTTCTTGAACAAAATTTTTAGTATTAACTAACGGATCAAATCTTGTAGGATGATTTGCTCTCATCATAAAGTCAACCGGCTGATCAATATAATGAATTGCTTTTGTACCCATGCCTGGAACGTCCTCATCATCACCTGTGGCTATTGCATCCCAGTCTGCTTGTGATGTATTGGCTGCCACGTTAGCAATGTCTTGGTCTAATGCATTCATAGATGCTATTCCTTGATTATTCCACCATGCCATAATTACCTTCTTCCTCCTGGATGTATGTCCAATCTAAATGTACCTAGTTTCCAATCTTGGCCAACGGCCGTATTAGCTACTTTAAATTGAACAGCTCTTCCTCTTATTCGAGTATCAACTTTGGTACTTGCTGTTGTTATATCATAGTTTGTAGTGGTTGCGCTACTATTTGGATAGTTTTTAGTAACCAATGAAACCCGTGTGCTGCCTGTTTGACTAATGAAATCAGGTATAAATCTACTAACCCTCATTACAAATTCACCGTCCCCTCTAAGGTCTGGCATTCCTACCACACTTCCTGTTGTACTTTTTTTCTGAGTAATATCAAAATCACCTGATTCAATATTTGCTAGGACAGCGGTAACCGAGCCTCCTGCATCTACTTGATCGGTCCCTGTTTCCTGGGCATAGTAATATGTAACTCCTGCCGTATTTCCAACGACATCAAAAGAAGCATTACTACTGGTATCATATTTAGTTGCATGAGGTTTATCAAAGATTGAGGAATCTTGCCACGCTGTTCGAGCTAAGCTTCCTGTTGTCCATACAGTTCTTTTAGAACCTGATTCAAGATAGTTATAAGTAACGACTCTATCAATTACATTAGAACCATTACTACAATAGAAAAAGTTTACTTCGGTAAAAAGGTTATTCAACCCACAGTTAATTAAATCTCTTGCCGTAGTATTAATATCATCATACACATAGTCTTCTACTAAGCAGGGTAAAGATTTTAATCTGCCATCGTATGCAAAGAATCCATTTTCAGACATCCAGTAAGCTGTGCCATCAACTTCAATCGCAGCATTCTTACCTATTAGTCCACAGTTAGTTCCAGCTATTTCAAAAGAAAATGTAAATGGTGCTCCAACAAAACGCATTAAAAATAATGCTTTATCGGTCCAGACATAAATTGCATCTCTACCTTGGACTGCGCCCATGATTTTAGAACCATCAGCAAGTCTTTGAGTACCAGCCGTATTATCGGCTGTTACCGTGTATGAATCTGTCCCAGTAATTTTTTCTTGATCAGAGAATCTTATATACATATCATCTTGGGTTGATGTGTCTCCAATTGTTGTTTCTGTTCCAAAAAATATTAAGTGTCTATCTGGTGTAGAAACTAACATATGTCTTGAAGCTGTAGGTGCATCAGCAAGTAGGGTAGCCCTAGTATTAGTTGCACCTGCTACTGAAGAGTCCCATTCAAAACATTTTCCGTTATAAATAAGTGCTATTAATTTTGTTCCATAATTATTTAAAACCCATAAGCCGGGATCAAGTGTAACGTCTTCAGAAGACGATTCGCCCCATGCTACATAGTCAGAAATATTGCTTACTGTTACTCCAGCAGTATGGGCTGCTCTTGTAGTTCCATTAACCGCACGCGCTCCTCCACTTAAAGTTCCTGTTGAGGTATCGTTATTTGTATAACTAATATCTTCTGAGCCAATTCTAATTTCTCCTGAATCTGGAAAAGCAGTTGAACTAGCTACGACTACAGTCGTAGTAGCATCGTCTGGAAGTGTTGTTGATAGAGTAGTCGTTGCAATACCTGAAGCAGTTCCGCCGAAGTTAGCAGTTCCCCATCCATAACCACCTAGTTGTTGATTAGGGCCGACATGGTAATAAGGACTGCCTGTTGCACTCCCTACATTGCTAGTGCTTCCAGTGGTTTCATTAGCGGCCATCGTTAATTCAATGGTAGTAGAAGTTGGAACTTGTGTAGCCTCAAAAACCTTGTCTTCAAAATCTGTAGTTTGAAAACTAGATCCTGTAAGTGTAGTTACACTACTAAAAGTTAAAAGATCTCCTTCCAACATGCCGTGTGGGGAGGGAAATGTTACTGTAACAGTTGGCTGTCCACTAGTTGTTGAAAAGTTACAACTAGCGATTGAAGTTCTTAAGGGTGTGATATCATAGTAAGAACCAGCATAATATATATAAAGAACTTTACTTGTTCCAATAGCAGAATACTTTACTCCAGCGTTATTATCAAAGTGATGAATGGCTCTAGCTGGACCCGTTAATTTGTCTGCACCTAATTGGTCCCAACCACCTATTTTTTCTGGAGTTCCATATCTAAATCGAACATTATCTCCCCCAAACCATTGTCCCTCTGCCCCGGTTTCGGTAACTTGTTTATTAAATCCTGGTAAAAAACCTAGTTTTTGTAACATATAAAATCCTGTTTAATAGGTAATATAACAGATTATATCAAAATTCAATAATTACTATAGCTCTAATAGCTCTAATTTAGATAAAGAACCAACACTACCTTTAATAAAAATATTAAAAGCTAAACTAACCCTGGTATTTTTTCCCTTTTTTATTGATACTGAATGACTAACTGAGGAAGGAAACAGCATTATTTGTCCTGTTTTAATAGGGAGCCACCAAGATTCTGAGTTAAAAGAATTAAAGTTTTTTACTTCAGGCATAATCATATCGTAATTATTTTTATGGAACTCTACTTGATCAAACTTTTCATTGGCGTCCATATAGAGAACCCCTGAAACTAAAGAATTATGGTGTTGATGTTTAGGGTGGTGTTCATTAGTGTTCGTATAATTTAACCATGATTGTGTAATGTATGGTGTTATGTTATTTTTAGGAGATATAATTTTATCAAAATAATCTTTAATAACGATGTCTAATTCTTTTTTAAGGTTACTAAATTGCTTGGTATTGAGAATGTAACTATCATTAGATCTATAATTACCAGCATTTTTAACACGTTTTATTTTTTTAAAATTTATTTCTTTACTAGTAAATTTTCTATTTAATTCTGTGACATAAACAGGAGTAGCAAACAATGAATGAATGAACACCATATCAAATAAAAGTAGCTACTAACGCAATTCTTGCTCCAAATTTAGGGTACTCTTGATAGTGTGGTAAATTTTCAAAACAAACACCTTTACCTGCTTTATAGGGTATTTCTTTTATTACTTTCTTGTTTTTATCTACAAGAAAAGTATTACCACTCGACTCATTTAAATAAATAATAATTTGTTTGTGATAATAGTCATGATCTACATGGACACCACAGGTTTTATTTTTATTGGGTATCGTAATATTGTAAGCAATCCTTGTATAAAAATTTGGCTTCTCTCCTATCTTTTTACAAAAGTTATTTAAAATATCTAGTGTACTATAATAAGTTACATCATCAGTATTTATAGCATTTTTAAGGGCATCAGTTTCTTCTAGTCTTTTTAACACAACATGACAAAAAACAACATCTTTAGGTCTATCGTCAATTGTGCCGGGAAGATATGTAGTGCCTTCTTGAAAAAAGAATGGAAAATTTTTACTAAAAATTGTGTCTTTAATAAACTGGTTGTTTTCCTTAGTTAAAAAATTTTGTTTTTCTTTGAAAAAAATTTTCATGTTTATTTATAAAGCTTAAAATTATAGGCTAGTGATATTCGTTTTTCATTACTTAAGTTCTGACTAACCGAATGAGTTAAATTAGAATCGAAGATAACTAATAAACCCGGCTGAGGTTTTATACACATGGTAGAAAAGGTATATTCATTTTCGGGATTAAACAAATAAGTTTCTTTAGAGGGGGCAGGGTTTTTAAAATTTATAGTACCAGTTTTATCTGATCCTTGTAAAATATATACTGCTGAGATGTTTGAACCCATGTGATCATGGTTTTCTTGATAATCATATTTATCATAAACATTAAGCCAACTTTCTGAGCAAGCAACTCCCAAATGTCCGTGACCTATTTTTTTTGAAAAATCTGTAACTTCGGAAAATATAAAACTATTAATATCGTTAAATTTTTCATCTGAATGAATAGCGTGTGTACCAAAAGTATTATAAAGTTTTGACTCCCAATTTTTACCACCTTTTTTATTTTTCTTTTTTATTTGAGTACAATATTTAATGAGATTTTTTTGTATTTTTTTATGTTCCTCATATACACTTATACCTAAAGGGATACTAAATATATTTCTTATGTCCATGTTTATCCTATTGTTGGGTTGTTAAAATTATTCATCTAAAATTTGATCCTGAACTCCACCCTACCAAAGACTTTCTTTCACCTTTAGTTACAGGAGTTACTTTATGTAATATAAAACTAGGAAAAGCCACTAGAGTTCCTTGTTCCTTATGTTTAAGAACATCTGGTTTTGGTGATTGACGCAGAAGTAAATCACCCCCTCTATATTTACTAGGTTTAGTTAGTTGTAATGAAAAAGATAATTTTCTTGCATGATTAAAATCATAACTTCTGTCTACATGCCAATCATAAAACTCATTTTTTTTATATTTAGTAAATTGAAAATCTTCTGGAAAACCATCTAAGTCGAAATTAAAAAAAGCTTTATTTAATTTTTCTATATAAGCGCTCACTTTTTCAAACACCCAAATACTTTCTTCAGACGGAGATATCCAAGAAATTTTTCCCATCCTGTTCTTTTTTTTAATTAATTTTTCATTTCCGACAGAAGCCTGTTCTACTATTTGTTTTTCACCAAGCTTTATTATTGCCTCACATTCTAAATCATTAAATACTTTTTCGTGAAAAGCATAATAATTAACACAATCTTTTTTTTGAAAAACCCATTTTGTTGTCATAATATTATTTCCATCTTGGTCCGGTTAAAAAAAGAGTAAAAGTTCTTCTTTCTCCTTCTGTTACTGGAGTAACTCTATGATTTAAATGTGATTTAAACATTAACAGTGTACCACTTTTAAAACCAGGTACCTCATAGGGCCTTTGTTGAAAGAGTTCAAATTTACCTCCATTATATTTTTTTTCAGAAAGATTAATTAATACTGTCCATTTAAGTTCAAAAATTGGGTTTTTGGCTTTATCTATATGCCAGCCATACTCAGATTTAACTGA